TTACTTGTGACTAGATGATTATATATGAGAGCACCACGTACGTGAATAGGAGTACCCTTCCTAAAGATACCATTAGGGTCAGTATACTCTTTAATACCGTTTACCCCTCGGGGGAATGCAATATCTTCAGGGTTCAGGCTATGCCACTTTGCCTCTAAGTCAGCTACAAATTGCCTTAACGTCATTTCGTCTTTAGTAAGTGCAATCGATACTGCTTCTTTAAGCGCCTTGCGAACCGGGGCAGGAGTAGATGAACGAACAATCTCCATACCCAGCACCTTTAGTTTAGGCGGATCGTAGGCAACACCTTCTGAATTATAGACGTTAACGGCATATCGCTTCTTAGCAATCCAGATACCTCTATCGGCAATAATTTCGCGCTTGAACTTAATCTTACGCTGGTAAGTATTCAGATAATCCGAAATAGACTCACAAGCATCATTGATCGTCGGTTCAATTTGAGTTGCGCAGTACTTGTCGAGCACGTCAACGATTGCTGACTTTTCTTTACCTGCAAGATTCTTCTCAACAAGAGCACCAAGAGTAATATAGGTAGAATCGGTATCAGCGTAGAAAGAATAATCAACATCCTTAGTACCTACTTCCTTATTTATAAATTCGTTTAGTTTTTTAGCAACCGATCTAATTAAAAACTGACCGGTCATGGTAATACCTTCGGCAATACGAATATCATAATACCTAAAGTGAATATTACCCATTGCCCCGTAAAGAGAGTTCATTAAGATCTTAGCAGCCATCTGCTTGGAGTTAAGACTAGATATCAGACCAAGATATTTTTTATCTTTAGTTTCTTCGTACTTAGCCTGAGCAGCTAACATTTCTTTCTTCGCTACCTGCCTGGAGGTAAAGTAAAACTCAATAAGCTCAGGAAAGATACCTTTCTTTTCTCGGGTAAAACTTTGCCCGTTCGCAGTCATAGACCAATTATTCTTTTGCAACTCTGAAGTATTTACTTCGTGATCAATTAACCGCTGTATCGATCTTTCGTCATCTGCTAAGAACTTTTGCCCATCTACCAGTGTCTCCGGAGACATATTCCAGGTCATAATGATAGAGGGATACAAGGAAGTAGCATCAAAAGAAACAACCCAGTCGTAGCGAGAAGGTTTAGGTTCTTTAACATACGCACCCATAATGGTACGATCCTTATCAGGATCAACACCCGGAGGATTATGTACAATAATATTATCTTTCAATAGTTTATTATATAAGATACAGTCCCAGGTTCTTACAGATGAAAAGATATCTGTATAGTTACACTTGGCATCGTAAGCCATCGTAACAATCAAGTTAATGATCCTCATCTTATCCTCTAACCGATCAACTAACTCTACGTCGCGAATATTATAGTCTACAAACAACTCCCAGTCCTTGGTATAGAACTCTTTAAACGTTGCATGCGGATTCTTTAACTTATTTTCACCGAGCTCTTCCATGGCAACAGTATCTAGTTTATAGTTCTCAACCATCTTATAAGAGAACCTCTTATACAGATACATAAAGTCAAGAATAGAGATACCACACCACTCATAAGCCAGTTGAGTACGACCACGAGCAGTAGGTACTTCGTACTGCCTGATATAACCCCAGGGTGAACATTCATTCAGTGCCTTCTCACCAAGTACTTTAGTAATGCGAGAAGATAGATATGCAATATCGAATAACTGACTGTTCCAACCGGTTGTCACATCAGGGTAATCGGACTTATGGTGATTAATGAACTGACGCAAAAGATCAAATTCATCCTTGCATTGAACGTATACTGAATTAGGTTTCTTACTTAGATAAGGACCACAACCGAATGTAGTAATTACCTTGGTATTAAAGTCTTGTATAGAGATAAGGGTAACCTGTTCTTGAGCGGTTCTGGGTTCAGGAAAACCATATTCAGTCGTAGTCTCAATATCGATAGTTACAATCTTAATCAATGATATATCGAATTCAATTGTACCAGGAAACATCTTACTGATGAACTGATAACCATAACTTCTATTACCGAAGATAGGAAAGTTACTTACTTCTTTATATTGATCCACAAAGGCACGAGCCTCTTTGATCGTACTGAACTTGATCTTTTCAAGATTTTCACCCACCAGCGACTTATATTCGGATGGCTTACCAGAACGAACATATAGGGTGGGTTGGAAGGGAATCTTTTGATTTACGCGTTTTCCGTCTTTAAAACCACGGAAATGCACGTAATCACCGCGCGTATAGATATTGGTATAGAAGAGCATTTGTCTATTATATATTACCCTGCAAAACGTTGCAAGTGTGTTTGGTCATAAATATAATGTAATAACACGTAAATTGAGTACTTCCTATATTATGATCGAAAGAAAATAACAAGGGGAAAAAATGTTCTACAAAAAGGCCGCTTCAATAGCGCTTTTTGTTATGTTGTTTGGCAACGTACATGCTCAAACATTGATAAATCAAGGTGGATACGATAGTAAATCCTTAGTAGATACTAACAGTACATCTACCAGTACTAGTACAGTTAATAGCAACAGTACAGCAACAAGCAACAGTAATGCAACCAGCACATCTACTGTAAATAGTACATCTACAAATAATAATAACAATAATAACGTAAGTACCAGCACAAGTACAAACGTTAATACTAACAATAATATTAATAGCGGAACACAAACGTTTAATAACAACAACGTTAATTCCGGTACAATGACGTATAATAATAACAACGTTAATTCCGGTACAATGACAAACATTAACCAGAATACTTCAACGTCTACTAGTAATAATACTAATACTAATACGAACTATAATGTAAATAGCGGTACACAGACATTTAACAATAATAATAATAATGTTAGTACATCAACCAGTACCAACGTTAATAAGAATGAAAATACAGGTACAATGACGTATAACAATAATAACGTCAGTACAGCAACTAATAATAATGTCAATACTTCTACCAGTACGAATAATAATGTGAATACAGGAGACATGACTAATCGCAATATTAGTACCTCTACATCGCAGAATGTTAACGCTAATTATAATCAAAACGCAAATTCTAATATTAATCAGAACATAAATTCTGGTGAAGTAACTAACATTAATAAAAATGAGACTGTTATTACACAAAGAGTAATTCAGCCTCCACCAACAGCCGTAGCGCCAGCTATGATGAGCGGTGGTAATAACGACTTATGTACTACCGGATCATCTGGTTCCGTACAAACTCAAGTATTTGGTGTATCGTCTGGGGGAACAGTTCGCGATATGAACTGTGAAAGATTAAAGCTTTCTAAAACTCTTTATGACATGGGAATGAAAGTGGCCGCAGTTGCAGTCATGTGTCAAGATGAACGGGTATTTAACGCTATGATGAATGCCGGTACACCCTGTCCGATTGAAGGTAAGATTGGTGAACAAGCTAAACTTACATGGGAAGATAATAAAGATAAGGTCCCACAACCACCAAAAGAAGACAAATATGAAACTGCTAAAAACATTGGCTTTGGCTCTTTGCTTGGCATTCTCGTTCACGCTGCTTTCAAGTAAAGCGCAGACAGTAGATTCAACAGGTAACCTGGTTAATTTTACTAATCAGGCTACCTCAACTACATCTACCTGGCAAAATGCAGGTAGTATAGGGCAACCATTGACTTGTTGGCAAGGCGGTGACCCTGGTTATTGTGGCCCGCTACCCAGAGTTGCGGCATGGGGTTCAGGATCAAACGTAATTAATTTTTCTTACGGACTAACAGACTTACATCAAATTGTTAATGTTAATAATGCTTTAGCTAGCGCCGGAACTGGTTTACAAGTTAATGGTTTTAATTTTAGTTTTCAAGCAAAGAATGGTAATGGGTGGGATAATGGTATGCAAGATTATCTTAAAGCATATGTTAACATCTATAACAATTCAAATTCAAAAGTATTAGAGTCCTATAATTACGATCTGAACCGAAGATATAATTGGACCCAATTTAATTATTCTGAAACATTTAATACCCCGTATGCTGCTCCAAACGTAGGTAATGCAGTATATGGGTTTATAGGTAAGGACAATAATTATTGGGTAGGTCCATATGGCCCAGAAGTAACGGCTGTAAGTTTTAGCTTAAAATACAGTGTAGATCCATGTGCTACTAACGTACTGTCAAGTCCTTCTTGTGCTGGATATTCTGCCGCGTTAGCTAAACTAGCACCTACCCCTGTAGCAGCCTCCCCGGACCCAGCTGCTCCACCTCCAGAAACTATTGCAATTGCCCCACCTGGTCTTTCACAACAACCTGGTACACCCCCGGCACCCGGGACTCCACCGGTTCAAGAATCCCAACAGCCTGCTCAACCAGGCCCTGCACAACCAGGGGGCCCCCAGCCTGGTCCAGCTGGTCCAGCCCCTCAACAAGCTGCAGCACAACCCAGTGCAAGTAATCAACAACCTAAAGCAGGTGATGTTGCAGACTCTGGGGGTGGAAAAAGTTCCCCTGTTTCTTTATCATCTGTTCTTAGTATGATTAGCTCTAATCAAGATAAGACGTCATCTTTAGAGAAATCTGTTGTTCAGTCTGCCGATGCTCAAGCATTTTCTGCAGGTGAAACTGCCAAGCAACAAGCTGAAAAAATAGCTGGTGATCAACAATCTCAAAGTATAAGTGGGGGAGCAGGTTCTTCTGGGACCGTACAAACAGCAGGAACCCAATCTTCATTTACACAGACACAAAGCTCAATAGTTTCTTTACAGGGTGGTCAACAATCAAGTAATGCATCTAATGTCGCAAGAGTACAGCAGTCAATTAACAGCAGTGTAAGTTCGCAATCTAATATTTTAAATTTTACTGGAATGACTACACAACAAAGTAGCTACCAAAACACTACAAGACAAGAAGTTACTGTAGCTATAGCGATACCTGTTGTTTCATATAACTTAGTTGCGCCTACAAGACAATCTATTCAACCTCAAGTTGAAATACCGGTGCTTGAAGGTATAAAATTTGGGGTTAAAAATGCTGTAGACTCTGCAATGGAATCAAAACCATTTGTACCACAAATGAATGACAGTCCCCAACAAAATGATAGTGTCAAAAGAAATATTGAAAATAACGAATTAGCTGGTAACATAACGATTGAATCTATCGCAAAACAACCTACAAATTATTCGCAATATTTTTTCATGATACCTGATGTAGCATTTTATGCACCTAAAGAAATATATAAAAATCAAACAACAGTAGATAATGTTAGAGCATTAAGACAATTGAGTTCTGATAGATTACATCAACAAATGGTTGATCAACAATACAAATAAAAATGTACTTACTTGCATATTTTATGATAGGGTTTGGATTTGGAATAGCGTTTTATTATATGTTTTATTATGACGATTCAATTACAAAATTAGAACGTATGAAACACGATGTAGCAATGTGCAAAGAATGGTTTAGAATGTTATCGGATCAAAAATTAAAAGAATTAAAATGGCCAGCGGGCTGGTCTTAAAATAGGAACTAAAAATGGCAGAAGAAATAAAAGACGTCAACGCTAAGATTGACGAAGCCGAAGCAGCTATGAAGAAGTATGCTTCTAAAGACACCGTTATCAGTATCGGTGGTTATGAATTCACTCCAGCAAAATTAATGGTAGCAGCAACTATCGTATCATCTACCCTTGGTGGGCTTTATGGTGCGTTTGAAGTATATAAAGACTATCAAAGCATGAAGAAGAAAATTGCAGAATATGCTGCCCCTGATTTAAGCGGCTTTGATAAACGACTGGCTGTTATTGAAGAAAACTCTGGTAAAACAAGCGACTATACACGTGACATTAAGAACGATCTTAAGAGTGATATTCGTCGCAATGAATTAGTTACTGAACAAGTTGAGCGCAGTGTTAAGACGGTACAACGTGAGACTGAAAGTGAAATGAGAGATATGCGTAAAGCAGTTCGCGAAGACTTAGAAAAAGCTCGTAATGAAGCTAATATTATTCGTAAAGAAATGGCTGATACGCGGAAAGAAATTGAACGTGAAGTGGTTCAATTAAAGAAAGAAGTTGATACTAAGATTCAAAAAGCTGTTGATAACCCATTAGCTAACAAGTGAGTGTCTTTGTATAGCAGCCTTAACCAGGCTGTCTATACTGTTAACTATTGGTATATTTTTATAAGTTTTATCTTTAATAGCAAGGGGCAGCTCGGTACATCCTAATACGATTGCCTGAACTCCCCATTGTTCTAAATTACCTATAACTTGTAATAACAAGTCACGAGCTGCTTCGATATTATTTGCTTTAATTAGATCAATAGCTGGCTGTACATAATTATCAATATCTGTTCTACTTGGAGTAATGCATGTCCATCCCTGCTTACTCAAATAATCTTGATATAAACCTAACCTCATAGTCGCCTTGGTACCTATCACACCAATTGTACCGGTGTATATTTTTAACGAATTTAATTCATCAGCTACACTACCAACAATATGAGTAATTGGTGCTCCTAGCTGTACCATTCTATCATACCAAAAATGAGCTGTATTACAAGGTATAACAATGTGATCACACCCTGAGCTCTTAAGACCTATAATACCTTGTTTAAGCTTATCCCAAGGGAAATCGTCTCGGTTCATTAAACTGGTACTACGATCGGGGACTGTAGGGTCACTCCATAGAACAAAAGGTATGTGTTCCTGATCACAAGTGGCAGGAGTTTGATTAATTAGTCTAGTTACAAACTCTGCTGAAGCCGCAGGCCCCATTCCCCCAAGTATACCTAACTTTTTCATTACTGTTTCTTAGAATACAATAAACCAGAAGCAACACCCATTACTGTTTGAGCAATATCTATCTCTGGAGGTTCTTCCTTCCAACCAACACTTATCTGACCAATAAAAAGACCTGGTTCTACTGGTACACTAATACGACACATAAATTGAGTGCCGTTCTCTTTGTAAGTAAATCCAATATAGCTTTGTGGTCTGGCATACGGACCGCAAGGTATTTTACCTGACATTAGACCAATAACGTCTTGGTTGTTATCATAATTTTTAGTTAATAATCCTACTTCGGCACCATCATGATCGGTAATTCTACCTTTAGAACGTGTAGCTAAGAATACTAATTTTCTTGAATTAAGTAAAGTATTAACTTCAAAAATAGCTACTAATTCGGCTTGAGAATTTTTAAATATAAAATTACTGGCTGCCTGATAGTTATTATTCATTTTAGGAAGAGCTTGCTGTGCCCGATAAGATGCCATAAATGTATCTTTTTCGGTATACGCAACCCAACCAACAAACCCTAATATACTAAGAATAATAACTGCAAACAATCGGAAAGGACTGGATCCTATCCAGCCCAATATATCCAATAACGTCTGCTTTAACTTATCCATTTACTTTCTCTTTGTCACAGACAAAGGCTGTAACAGCAACATTACCGTGAACGTGACTTGCAGTACGAATCATATCCAT